AACTAATCCGGTAGGCATTTTCATTGGCTGCACGCCGCAAACATCATATGCAATTAGCTTAGGCGCCATACGTCTAACAAGACTAATTAGCACTGGGTCCCAGGTGTCTACATTAGAGGCAACGGACGAGGCGGTTTCTGCTAAGAACTTCTCTTCGTTTTCTAATAGCTGCGCAGTTACCTTTCTCTTATAAACGTCAGTAATGCTCTCAACCTTATCTGAGTTAAGCATTTCATCCCATTTTTCCATCAAAACTTGGTTCATCTTTTGTTCTCTCCTAATTGGAATTTTTATTTTTATTTATATTTATAGTCTGTTTAGATAGGCTTTCATCTTTTCATTGACTTTTGCCTTTGGATCCACTTCCTCAGTAATTGGTTCCTTCTTTTGAGAAGCGGATAGAATCTCTTCTACAAGAATTTCTACAGCCTTCTTAAATTCAGCTTGGTCAGTGAATGAAATGTGCTCTAAGAGATTATTGATTTTCTCTTTTTGCGTATCGGCCAACTTAACAGTTAAGCTCTCGAAGATCTCAGCAAATCCCTTTTCTTCCAATTGCTTCTTAGCATCTACAAATTGTTCAAACAAATCGGAATACTGTGCTTTTTGCTCGTCGATTTGCTCATGTAATGACGCAATCTCGTCGCTCCCAGTTGAATCAATTGTTAGAGCAGCTAGATTCTTTTCAAATGCGGCCTTAACATCTTCGAAGATTGCCTTATACTTCTTGACATCTTCAGCATCAACAATTTCCTTCTTGTGTTCTTCTACGAACTTCTCTACAGCAAACTTAGCATATTCATCAGCTTTTGCAGTTAGCTCTTCTGTAATATATTCGCCATAAGCCTCAGCTTGCTCTTGAAGATAAGTTGAATGAGCTTCTGCTGCTTCTTGAAGAGAAGTTTCTCTGGCTTTAGCTTCTTCAGTGATTACATCTGTTCTTTCTTGAACCGCAGTCTCAAAAATCAACTTTAGTTTTAAAAGAGTTTCTTCGGAAAGTTCCACTCCTTCAAAAAGCTCTTTAATTTTCTTTAACAATTCATTCATGTTTAATTTCTCCTAAGGATCTCTTTTTAATAATTGGTTAAATCTTACTAAGAACATAATGAAATGCTTTAAGTAGATTTTCTTCGTTAATTGTCATTGTATTTATATATTTTCTAATTTCCACTTCTTTTTCAACTAGCATGCCATTTTCCCAAATCCATTCTTTACCTTCCATTAGATTTGTTACGAATGCATTTGGAGCTGATGGATCGCCGACAATATCAGCTGGAGTAATTAGTTTAAAATCTTTGTTGACAATTTTTACATTATTGGATTCCTTTACAGAACCCAATGCTCTCGAAGAAACTCCAAACTTAACACCCTCATCCATTAGATTCTTTGCAATTTTTCCATATGGTGTATCAAGGATTTTTGCTTTGCCAATCCAATTCTTTCCATCTTCTTTTAATGAAGTAATCTTATGAGAAACACGTTCAAAGTTAATTGAAGTAAATTGTTGTGGATCTCTTGGGTGACCCAATTCGCCCATTGCTCGATCAGCATCAACAAAACTTGACAAATACCGATCAGTTTCTTCCTTCATTACAGAATAAGGATAGACCCGCCCATTCTTATTCTTAATCTCAGATTGCATGAATACACCTTGAATGAAGTAATTCTTTTTACCCCCTTCGCCTGCAGATTCAATTAAAACCTGCACATCTTCATTAGTTTCAATTAATGCGGAAATATTGTTCATAGTCCATAACTCTTTCTATATTTAAGTGCTTTCTTGCGCTTTCTAATTACTCTTCTTCTAAGCGATGATCCTTCATTTTTCTTTGTAATAAGAGCTTGCCTAATGGATCTTCGCATAATAGCTAGATCCTGTCCACCAATTTTCTGACATTGTTTTTCTGTTGGATTCCACTTAAAGCCCTTTCCGCATTTCATCTTAATACGCTTCACGCCGCGAAAATTGACTCTAATAGTTCTCTTTGCTTCTGCAATATTTTCTACTGCTTCATCCATGACATCATAATTACCAGCTGGAAGATCACCTAAATAATCTTCTTCGTAATCATAATCCACTAAATTAGAATCTAGATAAATAACAAATTCAAAATCATAATTGGATCCTTCTTGAATATCATCAAAGTCAACTCCAATAGTAGATTCTTGATTATTTGTTGGGTCCTTAATCAATACATTAATTTCATAAGAATCAACAAAAGGACAGTCTTCTAAGAAATCTGAGAAATGGCCAGCAGCCTGTTTATTTCGGATAATAGTAATAAGAACACCTTGATCATATGTGGTGTCTTCATAAGCAGCACCAAAGGACTTTGCACCAATTTCTAATTTTAGAACAGCCTCCTTCTCAACATCTGCCATTTCTTCTTGTAGAGCCTGACGAATAGAATTAAATTTCTCATTCATAGTTTCAACAAATGCTTGTTGAAAACCCATTGGGTCTCGATCTTTAAGTGTTTGCTTTACTGTAGTTTTAATCATTTCCTAAACCCTGTGGAAGCACTGTTGGTGGTGCTGGTGGTGTATTTGGTATCTCATTTTCTGGAGGTGGCAGTGGTGGTAATTCTTTTAGCAATTGAGTAATTTCCTTTTCGGAATACTTCAATACATTTTCAAAAACCCACTCCCTTGTGAAGTATTTATCTAAAAATGGATCTATTTGTTGGAGTATTGCTAAACGACTATTTAGAAGCTCTTGCTCTTTGAACTCAACAAAGTAATTATCTTCAGTATAGATCCACTCAATTGAGCCATGTATCTCAGCCCAATCTTCTTCAACAATAATTTTCTTTAGAACAAGTTGTGTCTTTAATAAATCCTCAAATAATAAGATAAACTTATTTCTTAGCTTATCAATAAACTTCTTGAATCTATACTCATCTCTATTAATTTCGGTTGCATGGCCGAATGTAAATGAAGACTCTTTCTCTTCATCAAATCTAGACATCGGAACATTTAATGATTGATAAAGTTTACGTTTGAAATAGGTTACATCCTGGATGACTCCAAGATTTTCTGCACCAGGCAATGTTTGAATTTCTGTACCTTTTCCATCTCTTCTAGGTAGCCAAAAATCCTCAACCATACTCAATACATTTTTTTTATCAAGAATCGTTCCGGTCTTGCTATCGTAAACCAATTTAGTCTTAAATCGATTCATCAATGATTTTAGATATTCTTCAGCTTTTTGTTTTGGAAGCTGGCCAACATCAATATAGAATGCACGACGTTCAGGAGAACGAGAAACTCTATAGATTAATAAACTGTCTTCCATCAACTTCAAGTTGTTGTATGGAACAATTGATTTATAGAGATAGCCAATTGTTTGATCAGTTTCTTCATTCTTTAGCCCGCTATCAACAAAAATAACTGAATCGGGCTTAACCTTCATTCCTTTTTGGATATGGTAGGTGTTTGTTTGAAAAGAATCAGAAAAGACAAACCAAGTCTGGATTTTGGAAAGATCAATAATTCCATCTGCATCCTTTTTAGGTAATTCCGTTACCTTTTTCATTTTCATTGGATCAATGCGAACAATTCGCTCAACGCCGTCTTTACTTCCTTCGGGAACAACCTTTAAGAAATAAATCTTTCCATCAATATACCATTTACGAAAAATATCCGCACCTTTATTCTTGAAGTCAAATAATTCATAAACATTATCAAATTCAGAAATGATCTTTTTCTTAATTGATTCACTTAACTTTTCAGAAGATTCGTTCGCAAAACCAATCTCAACTGCTTTCTTATTGGCAACATCAAATATCAAAGTTTCATTTACAATTTCTTGTAATGCTTGATCAATTTCCGCTGCATTAGATAACTCTCGATAAGTTTTAATTAAATGTTGTTCATCTTGCGTCTTAATTGATGGGTCAATACTATAAGAAATGATGCCACCAGCAGCAGCCGACTCAATATATTCACTGGTCGAATCTTTTTCAACCTCAAATGATTTTAAGGAAGGGCCAGCTTTCCTTTTAAGATCGACATATCCAAACGCATCCATAGACACTAGCTCTTTTAATTAGTAAGACTGGAGGACCAATAGTTCACAGCAAACATTACTTGGAAGACTTCAATTTGACTCTGTTGATCAAAACCTAATTGAATTTCGCCGATCTGAAGCGGAAAGATTCCTTCCATCTTAACAGTCTTTAAAATTTCTCTTTCTCTTCCATATTGAATAACAAGAGCATCTGCAAAGTAATTTGTTGGATTTGACCAACCAGTTGCAGTTCGATTTCCACTATGCGAACTAATTCTGTTAGACCAATCTTCTAAAGCATCTCTAACGGCAAAGTCAGTGTCATTCATAACTGTAATGTTCCAGTCTTCAAATGATCTGTCTCCAGCTAGCTTGACAGTTCTTCCCATGTAAAACACTTGTGCAGGTTCAATAGTTGAACTGGGCAAGGTTGCGGCAGTGCAAGTAAAACTTAACTTTTCAGAAGCGAAAACATTTGGTAAAGCGGCTGGAAAAGTAAGAATGACCTCATATAGATTAGGTCTTGCTCCACCACCAGCGAAATTGGCAATAAATGATGAAATGCTTGGGTTAGGCATTTTTGGGTGTCCCTCTGTGATTTTGTGATTGTTCTTTCATTTTATTTATAATAGAATTTTAGCAATTTTATAATGCATATTTGCATGCCAACCTGATTTTAAAGCATGTTCTTCCCAATTGTATGGGTCGAGTCTAACAAAGCTAGCATTTGAAACCATCCAATCTTTATTATCAGAAATGAATACTTTATGATTGCTCATTACTGATTCTAAATTATAGATATTTCCACGAATTCCAATTTGTTTAAATGCCCATTTAACAAGGATTGATGAGTTAAAATCTGATCCTTTTAATCCCATTGCAAATTCAATCAGAGGGCAAATTACAAGTGTATTTTTATTATTTTCTCTTCTAAAACGAAATTGATTTAGGAGATTTACAACATCTCCCATGTCTTTTAATTTTACTTTCTCATACTGCATTCTTAAGAAACCATTATAAGTTTCTTTCGGGGAAAATAAAATCCAAATCAAACCTTTAATGAAAGAAGCAATCAAATTAATATATTTCATTTTATCCTCAACAGGAAGAGATAAGTGGCCTTTTTATCCACTTATCTCTTCAATAATTTTAGAAACTACCAAGAACCTCAGTAAATTCAACTCCTGTTCTTACGGCTACAAAATTCAATGTAATGAAGTTAATTGAACGAGCAGGCTTAATATAGATAGAAGCAACAAACTCCGCTCTATCAATTACCTCTGGAGTATTATTGGTTTCGTCACATTGAACAAAGAAGTCATAAATCCCATGTCTGCCTTGCACTTCACGCAAGTAAGGTTCAACCATGTTCTTAAATTGTGCACGAGTGAATTGATTGTTTAGTTCAAACAATTGATACTTAGCAGCTTGTGCAATACTCTTTTCCAAAACAATAAACAAGCGACGAACATTGATATATCCAAATGCACTTGGCTTAGCAAGAGTGGTCTTATCACCATACAATACTGTTCCATCTGCATTAAATGTCACAACACTATTGACAGCAGATTTAT